TTGCCCATCTCTTCTTGCAAACTAATTAATTTTGGCTCAGCCAATTTTGCTGCATCCAACATTATTTTAGAGGTTGCTTCTACTTGTTCTTGAGCCTCTTTCATTACAGCTTGTAGTGCTGAAGGTTTGAGTGAAGCTATATCTAATGCTTCTACTTTCTCAGCTTCTTCTTTTACTTTATCAGCAATTGCTTTGAGTTTAGGATCGATACCACTGTTTGTCAGTTTTTCTGTAAACGATGTTATGTCTAATCCTGTTGGAAGTGCGGGTATAGGTATCATGGGTTTAAGTCTATTCTAGTTGATTTGATTACGGTGTTTGTAGGTAGAACATTAGTACCTACTTTGAATTCTGCAGGTGTATCAATAGTTGTACCCAAATCTGAATCGAAATTCATCATAGATTCTGTCTCGATATTGACGTTGCTGACTGATTTAATATTCGTATCACCACCAACATTAAAGTTTGTATTACCAGTTGTATGTGAAGTATATGATTTTGATATAAAATGTCTTTCAAATCCTGTTACATTTACAAACACAGTATTACTGTGAACACTATTAGAGGTACCTTTATACTTCCACTCAGTATCACCTTCTGTTGTTCCAGTATCGTTCTTAGTGATCCTCATTCTTCTGTTACCGTTGACCTGAGTAGCTTTATCAGTCATAACAATCTTTTGCTCATTGCCTTGAATCTTAGTAACCATATCACCATCTACACGTAGATGATAATCGCCTTTTACTTCTTGATACAAATTACTTTCAACAAACAATCTAACATCACCTTTTACTGTAAGGTTCATGTTGCCTTCAACAACAACATTCTGCCCCTTCATATAGATTTGATAATCGTCACCAACAACCTTTGTTACTCTTGAACCATCTGGTTGTATCTCATAGAACGTACCTTTTGTATGATACTGATGTATTCTTTCTGCATTAGGAGTATCATCGTACTCCATAATATGTCCAGCCTCAGTTGAATAGACGTGGTTGCGAGGATAAGTAGATTTGTTTGGCGGTATACCGGCGGTGACTGCACCATCTTCATCTACTCCCGTACCTCTACCTTGCCAAGGTTGACCTTTTTCAGCATCATTTACAAAACAAGTATCACTAGCTTGTCCTCCTACTCTAGGATTAGGTTCATCCCATCTGTTTCTATAATAAAATGAACCCGGACTAATTTCTCTTACGTTATTTGCAGGATGGCCGACAGGTTCGAGCGGGAGATCAGGGTCGTCTGGTTTTCTCACTTCTTTAGCAATAGGAGGAACAGCTGTAGGTATACCAGTAGTTCTACCATCTTGCTTCTGTGCTAAAGACTCTTCGCCCCAAGCAGCTTCACCTCTTGCGAGTTTATTAACATCACTTTGTTTTAAGTATTTCTCTTTAGGATATACTCCAGATGGATCTGTAAATCCAACATCTTTCGAAATTTTCTCTAAAGGTTGACCAGGTATTGTACCAAGAATTAATGGTTGCTGTAAGTCTTGACCATCAATAAACAATCCAAACACCCACGTTCCTTCAACAACGCCCGTTGGACTAATACCAATACCACTTATCGATGCACTATTAAAAGGCATGATTGGTGTTGCCCACGGCAAATCTTCAGTAGCAATTAATTCTTTGTTATCTGTATGAATACCAAAACAACGTACTCTGACTCTACCTAAATTTAAAGGATCATTTCGATCTTCAACGACGCCCATAAAATGTTGTAGATTCTGTAATCTTGCTGTTGATTGATTTAGTGTGTTACTCATGTTATATTCCCAAGATCTTGCTCACCACTCAATGCTCTAGTGGCCTTGTGTTTTAATAATTCTAATTTAGTTTGATGTGTTTCATATGTAATCACGTGTGTTACAGATTCAATTAACCAATCACCACCAAACTTACTCTTTGCTCTCGTACCAAAATCTTCTGATGCAGACGCTACCGGAAGATTAATATTAACAAGGCCACTTGCAAATAAATCACATCTACCATCTAAAAGAGCACTAGACCTCAAATTAAAACAAGATGCCCAATAAAATCTTCTCTGCGGATGACCAGAATCAAAATTTTGTGATTGTGGAGCAAAGGGCTTCGTTGTATCTTTAAAGAATAATTCAGTATGATTCACATTATTGTTAAACATATTTAACCAATCATTGTCTAACACATTGTCACTACCTAGAGATTTGAAATAATGGTCATAATTCGCATTTTTTAATGCAAAATGATGATCTCTATATGTCTTACCATAATAATCAATAGATCTCACTTTATTATTATAAACCCCCATTCGAAGATTTTGTTCTTGGTTTGGTAAGTATAGTTCATCAAATTTTAATATTCTACCCATACTGCCCTCTTCACTTTGCGTATCTTCTGGCTGAGCTGACATATGCAGTTGAGTTCTATCGGGACTTGTAACCATATCTTCTATGGATTTATAATGAAATCCATGATTCCATCCTGCATAGAAAGCATAAGTCTGACCGTTCGATGCATCAAATCCTGATTCATCATAGTTTCTTCGGTTACAAAAATCTATGGCATCAAATGCTGTTAGTCCTGGTATAATAAATTTCTGAGGGTGCATGTAAGGACCATAAGGACCATTATAACTTGGCGTCTTAAACGATATACCATGGGTGTATTTCTTGTCGAATACATTCTTCATCATTAAGCTATTCTTAATCTTGGTATTGAATATTCCTCTGATAGATTGATTATATGATGAATCAAAAAATTGATTAACAGGTTCGTTTATACTAATTAAACTTTCTTTGGTTTTACATCTCAAAACCATAGAAGAAGATTCAACACCAGGATCAATTTTGATTCCTTCAACACTATAAACCCAAAATTGCATACTGAGTAGATAATCTAATTTCAAATCTGTTCCATCTGTAAATTCTAGTATCACAAATTCTTGGCCTTGATATCCAATTTTATTAAATCTTGTTAAAGAACCTTTTGATTCAGTTAGTGAAATATCACACGTAACTTCATTGCTAAAGATAGAAGATTGTACTGTACACGTTAAGAACTGATCAGTTAAGTTCTCTATGTCTTTGATAGTACCATTTGGCCCAATAGCAACTACTAGAAGGGTTTTTAAGATTGGTTTACTAATAGCCGCCATTATTTAATCACTACCTGTAAGTACACTACGTACTTGTCCCAATATATCTACTAAGTACGCTCTATCAATTACTTTAATAGTCCTTTTATTTTCATTAACTCTGTCGTAATAAGTATAAGCATCTACTTGACTATAATCACCGGCGGTGATGTATGTTAGCGTAGTGTTGTGATTATACGTATCAGGTGATATTGTAATATTCTTTGAAGTGTGTTCATAAAACAATATTGTAGATTGAGACGTTTCTAACGACCCGTATTTTTTCTTTAACCATGCTTCAAAATCTCTTTGTGATAGTGGCCATTCATAATAAGGATCTAGTTTAACATTTGGTAACATTACTAGCCATGCTAAACTAGAATCAGAATAATAATTATAAGCCACGTGTTCAGGTCTTTCATCTCCATTAATTACATAGTTCTGGAATGAATATACTTGGTTACCAACAATATCAGATACTCGAATACTTTTTGTTATATCAACAATTGTTTTATTTTTAAATGTTGTCCTTGGTAAGAATTTAGTAAGCATTAGCCGTTGAATCCCCCCGTTGATTTGAGAGCTTTTTGGAACGCTGCATTGCCTTTGGTGAGCACTTCCTCACCTTCATAATCTTCTCTTGTATGAATATCGACCTCTTTGAAACTCATTGATAGTTGAACTCCGGCTGGCTGACCATTTTGCAGAAAAGCAACACCACCCGGTGAATAGTTAACTGAAATTGATTCTATGAAGGCTGGTTTAAACCTAATTGTGTTTTGGGCGCCCATTGTGGTAATAGTAATATGAGCTTCTAATGGATAAGTTAAAAAGGGTGATACTGTTGCTGATAACGTCTTTCTACTTGCAGAACCGGTCGAATCTGCGACCATCGCACCCACGGCAAGGCCACCAATTTTCATAGTTTTACGTGCTGGTAATGAATCTCTTCGAAGACTTCGAATCATATTATGAAGATTTACTGATTCAAACTCTGACTGAGGATACATATCCCATTGAAAAGAATGACTTCTTAAATTAACTCCTTGAAAGAAAGCTGTTATATTTGGATTTGGAACTTGTCCCATCATAGCTCCAGCAGCGCCAGCAAGATAAGTATCACCCGCGCCCAGTGCTTGTGCACCTAGTTGTAAGGCAGAAATACCTTCTTTCGCGCCCATTTTCCCAACACCTTCGATAACTTGATCAGCAAGACCTTTCATTGATTGCCCGAATATTGCTCCTGCTTCCGATGCATTTTTACCTATCATAGCTCCAACGACCCCCATTCCTAAGGATGCTAACCCAGCTTGAACAGCACCAGGTGCCGGCGTATTGTATTGAATACCTTGAGCGTCTTGAATTGATGCTGGTAATGGTAATACATAATGACTACCTACAACAGAGCTTTTACGGCCTGATTGATCATGTTTAAACTTTTTGGTATAAATTCCAAAACAAAACTCAGGACTAACATCCTGAGGAAAGGTGTATCCCTTGCCTCCCATTATTGCTCCCTTTTGGGCCTCAGAAACTGATGCAACCGTTTCCACCTGTGAAGTTAACTTTCTATTACCTGGCATCTCTTATAAATATCCTCATGAGCTATAAAGGCAGATATAATCCTAAAAATCCCTATAAATATAAGGGCGATCCCACCAACATTATTTATAGAAGTTTATGGGAGCTTAAGCTTATGATGTATTTAGATGAACATCGCGACGTGGATCAGTGGGCAAGTGAAGAGTTTTTTATACCATATAAGAGTCCAATTGATGGTAGAATGCATAGATACTTTCCAGATTTTTGGATGAAGAGTAAAACCGGTAAAATAACAGTTATAGAAGTTAAACCAGCAGCTCAGACAAAGAAGCCAGATATTAAGAAAAAGAACAAAACACCTACTGGTAGAATTAGCAGAAGGTATTTGACCGAGGTAAAGAATTATGGTATTAATACAGCGAAGTGGAAAGCTGCAGAAGATTATTGCGAAGACAGGAAATGGGAGTTTAAAATAATGACAGAGAAAGAGTTAGGTATTTAATGGCTAGTTATATATTTTCTGATCTCCTATCAAAAGCTCCAGCTAGTATTAAGACAAATGCTGCTGATGCAAGAAATTGGTTATCAACTAATGTTCGTTCAGTTCGACAAAGTAGAATTCTACAAGGTGATAGAACCAGATTAGAAGATCATATTTCAATCGGTGGTATGTATATGTTTGTATACGATCCTAAAACAAAAGAGAAGTTACCTTATTATGATAAATTTCCTCTTGTTTTTCCATTCAAAGGTGCACCTGGTGGATTCTTAGGATTAAATTTACATTATCTACCTCCTGTAGCTCGAGCTAAGTTAATGGATGCGTTGTGGCCGCATATAAACAACGATGATCTCCGCCAAGACAGAAGATTAGAAATAACTTATCGTATATTAAATGGATCTTCTAGGTATCGTCATTTCAAGCCATGCGTGAAAAGGTACCTAAATAATCATGTACGGACTAGGTTTGTAAGAATATATCCTGAAGAATGGAACCTTGCTGTGTTTCTTCCAACTGAAAAATTTGCAAAGTCTAGTAAAGGTACAGTATACAGGGATTCAATCGGTAAGATTTAGATGGCTATAAACGACGCAATTAACGCAATAGCAACCGGCCGTTCTATAGTTGGAGCAGGGCTAAACGCTTTTGATTCACTTACTGGACGAGGCCGAGATGGCGGCCAACAGAAATTTAGTGTCCAAGAATTAAAATCTAAAATAAGCAGTTCTAATGGAGTAATGCGTCCAAATTTGTTTTTGGCGCAAGTTACCAATCCACCTTGTATGGCTACCGCAACGGGCGCTTCAAATTTTCTATGTAGTTCAGCTACACTACCTGGTAAAATGATAACAATACAACAACACAAACGTCTTGGTTATGGTACTGAAGATAGAAGAGTTACTGGTGCTATTATGCCAGATGTTACCTTAACTTTCTATGTTGGAAATGATGGTCAACCTTTAACATATTTTAACGAGTGGCTGGAGAATTTATTCTATACTAATGGTACCAAAGGTGCATCAGGAAGTTCCATACAAGGCGCGCCTTTATTTACTGTTGGTTATAGAGAACAATATATTACCCCTATTGATATCATAATGTATGATGACACACAAACATCATATTTGAAGTACACACTATACGAAGCATTCCCAATGCAAATAGGTGATATTGCTTTAGCGTGGTCAGATAATGATTCATTTTCATCAGTTGCTATCAACTTTACATATAGATATTATACTCTTGATACTATTCCAGCTCCTACTGTAAATACAGCGGCGTCTGGTGGAATAATGTCTAGTATTAGAAATGGACTAGGAACAGTCAATAAACTAATGAACAGTCCAATAGCAAGAAATGCAATGACGGCATTGAATGTAGGATCAGCGCAAAAACTATTTTAACTATGGAGAATAACTATGAGTTTACCTAAAATTGATCACCCCACGTTTGAATTAACAGTTCCCTCGACAAAAGAAAGTATTAGATATAGACCATTTCTTGTAAGAGAAGAAAAGATTTTGTTGATGGCTCAAGAAAGTGGTGAGCCGAACGACTTTATTAATGCAATTACTCAAGTACTAACTAATTGTGTTTATGATTATGATATAACAAATCTTACAAGTTATGATACAGAATATTTGTTTTTAAAATTAAGAGGAAACAGCGTATCTGATCTAGCTAAACTTAGTATTCTTGATGATGAAGATGAAGAATACCATGAAGTTGAAATTAATCTAGCTGATGTTGAATGTCCAGATACAGAAACTGAATCTTTAATTAAATTAAATGACAGTATTCAAATTGAAATGAGGCATCCAAAATATACTGATTTACTAGCAGTTGATATGGAAAGTGGCTTAGAAACCTCAATTGATTTAATTACTAGATGTATTTCAAAAGTATATAGTGGTGAAGAAACATTAGATATGAATGATTTCTCTAAAGAAGAACAAGAAGAATTTATTAATTCTTTCCCAGCTGATAGCTTCGCTGCTATCCAGAAATATTTTGAATCCATGCCTAAAGTAAGTATGCAAGTCAAATATAAAATAAAAGGTAAGAATGGTAAGCAAAAAACTAAGACAAAGCTATTGGAAGGAATAAATGATTTTTTTTAATAGCGCTGAGTCATACCAGCCTGGCGGTTTACTATCAAACGATCTTCAGCATGGCTCAGCATCATAAATACAGCATAAACGAACTAGAAAGTTTATACCCCTTTGAGCGTGATATTTATTTTGAAATGCTTGTTGATCATGTACAGAAAGTCAACCAGGAGCAGGAGCAACAATAAATGGCACAGAAAAAATTGCAGAAAGATAGTGACTTTGCAAAATATGATTTAGATGGTGATGGAATCGTCACTGACGAGGAGTTAGCAGTGGAAGAACGTATGGTTAGGCTTGAAAATGAAGATAAGAAAGAAGATGCCCAACGAAACATGGCTTGGTATGCTCTTTGCGGGATGCTGTTATATCCCGTATGTGTTGTTGTATCAGTTGTTTGTGGTATCGAATCAGCGGCAAAGATATTAGGTGATATGGCAGGAGTATACTTCATTGCTGTTGCTGGTATTGTTGCAGCTTTCTTTGGTGCTCAAGCACTGAAGGCACCAAAGAAGTAATTTATTATGGCCGCAGCAACATTAGCAGACATCAATAGTACTCTTAAAAGTATTAAAAGAGATACCGCACTCACTGCAAAGCGATTGTCAGGTAAAGGTACGTCTGCTGAAGAAGCTAGAGAAGGCCTTAAAGAACGAACTCAAGCACGTGATATAATTGCAAAACCTACAGCACCTAAAGCTCCTTCAAAAAACAAAGGCGGGGGCATAGGTGGCTTCTTCAGTGGATTGCTTGCTAAAGGTATCGATTGGTTAAAATGGTTTGCTGCAATTGGATTAGGCGCATTTTTCTTTAAAGAAATAGGAGATTTTATCAAGGCTGCTTTCGAGCCGTGGAAGAAAGCTATATTAAAATGGTGGGATGAAAAGAAAGTCGATATTGGCAAAGCTTGGGAAGGCGTCTTAGATGCAACTGGCTTTAATAAATTAATGGAAGGTTCTGAAAAGCTGTGGAATGACAATATTCTGCCGTTTTTTGAATGGTTTTATCCAGAGAACAACAAGTTTATTAAATGGTTCGCCAACAAAGGAGATGTATTAGACAAATGGCTTGAAGATTCGTTTTTGGGTGATGAATGGAAAAGTATGAAAAATTTCCTTTTGGGTGAAAAAATCCATGGTGAATTTGGTGAAGAAGGTAGAAAAGGTGGATTGCTTAGTGGTGCTAAAACATACGCTGAAAACATAAAAATATCATTAGGAAAATTTGGTGAAGCGTTAGGTCTAATCGATGCAGATGGTAATATTACTGGACTAGGAGTTCTTGCTGGAGCAGGTGGACTTGCGACATTGTT